GACGAAATGGATGACGGGGAATAATAAACAAACAACCGCCATGCGATTTTTGTGGCGTGTTGTCACTCATTACGGTATGATCCACGCAACATGGAGACATTCAATGGCAAAACGTGGCAGACCTCCGTCAATCGAGTACAGTGAAGAACTCTCGGATGCGGTTTATCAGTCGATGGCTGACGGGCACGATGTGGTTGACACGTGTGACACGCTTGGTATTCCCCGCACAACGTTTTATGATTGGCAGGAGAAATATCCAGATTTTCGGGCAAAGTGCGCGCGCGCGCGGGAAGCTTTAGCGGATTACGACGTGAAGCGTATCCGTGAAGAAATTGCCATGACGGACAAAGACACCGCAGTTGCAGCGCGTGTTAAAATTTCTGCATTGCAGTGGCTGGCTGAAAAGCGCGCACCGAAGCAATACGGCAATAAAACGTCTACGGAAGTCACTGGCAAGGATGGCGGGGCGATTGAGATACAAAGCAAGGTGATCGACGCGAGCGCCCTCAGTGCAGAACAGCGCGAATCCGTGCGCCAGGCTTTGATGGCAGCTTTGGAGGTGAGTGATGAGTGATCAACAAATGACAGATGAAGAATTTGAGCAAATTGAACGCGATTATCAAGAAATGATTAGAAAGGAAATGACAAACATTGAAATAGCGGAAATGCAGCTCGATTTAGCAAAAAAGTTTAAATCAACGGTAGATGTTTACCAAGTTACTTACATTGCCGAAAACGGAATAAGGACTTTTGATTTTACCGAAGAGTTGGAGCCAGCCTTAAAACGAATGGAAAAAGAAAAAGGCAGAGTCATTCTTTTTATGAAATGGAAGAAAGAATATTGAAATGACTGAATGGTATCCAACCGAAAATGACGAAAAAATAAATGATTTAATGATCCAGCTTCGGGAGGCAAGAGCAGAAATTGAAATGTTGATGAAATGGCAACCTATAATTATGCAGATTGAAGCAATTTCAAATGATAAAGAGCCAATTTGGCAACCAATAGAAACAGCACCTAAAAGTAAATCTATTTGGTTTGAAACTCCATCAATTTTGGGGAAGTTACCTAATGGAGACGTTACAAGAATAAAATATCATGAAATAAGCAAGGAACCTGGATGGTTTGGTGATTTTTCAAACGGTAAAATTAAAAATGGTTGCTGGTTAAAATTAAATGAATCTCATCAGCCAACTCATTGGATGCCACTTCCTACGCCACCGAGAAGGAGAAAAAAATGATGATTTTGATAAATTAACAGAAAAATTAGGATGGGAATAAAATGATTGATTGGTATCCAACAAAGGATGACAAGATAATGAAAAATATATATCAAGATTGTATTGATGCAGTTGATAAAATAATGAACTGCCCTTTAACAAAAGCAGGTGAAAATCAAAAAATTGAATATTCTAGTATGACTGCTTATGATTTTATGATTGCCACAGCAAAAGATATTAAAAAAGAAATTGAAAAAATTGCAAAAATTGACAATCAAGATAAAGAAAAAGAACTTGAGCAAATTATAAAATTATATGACAAAAAATGTGATGAAAATAAAGAATTGAAAATGCAAATCATTGAAATGAGTAAACACCTTAATCAAGTTCGTTTTGGCGCAACTCAAATAAATTACATTATTCGAAAAGCGCTTGGAGAGATAGAATGATTGATTACGGATGGTTTGTTTTTGGCATGATATTTATGGGTCTTTCTGGGATATTTCTTGGATTGGTTACGGGATTTTTTCTTGGTGTGGAACGAAAATTAACAAAACAGGATAAATAAAATGACCGACTGGAAAGAACAGGTCAAAGCCAATGTTGAAAAGGCTGAAGCCGAAGAGTTGGAGCAAAACATTGACGCGGTAGCAAATGGGGATTATCGCAGCCTTGCCATTAAACTTCATAAATTGTGGCAAAATGCAATGGGCACAAAGTGGCAAACTATTGAAACAGCGCCGAAAGATTCATGTCAATGGATATTGGCTACAGAAGAAGCATGTTCAAGAGTTGACCAAGTCAGATGGGTTCCTGAAGGTTTGGAAGAAGGATATAATTGGGTTACTTTGGATGGTTGGTTTCATCCGAACAAAGTTTTTAAATACTGGATGCCTTTACCGGAGCCGCCGAAATGATTTACGTTATTCTAGCGGTAGATGATTCTTTCGCATGAGTGAAACCCTGCTGCTGAACAAAGAACGGGTAGACATACGCAAATCGTTGTTTGCGCTGGACAAGGCCGACTGCGAAGAAAGCCTGTCCGAATTTATCAAGCAATCATGGCATGCAATCGAGCCGCACGAATATATCCACAACTGGCATATTGACATGATTGCGGAGCATTTGACCGCTATCACCGAAGAAATGATGATTGACGACGAGCAATACTACAACCGCCTCTGCATTAACGTTTGCCCTGGCGCAATGAAGTCCCTGCTCGTCGGAGTCATGTGGCCCGCGTGGGAACTCGGTCCGCGCAATATGCCCTACACGAAATACGTTTGCGCCTCTCACTCGCTCGATTTGGCTATTCGCGATAACGTCAAATGCCGCCGCCTCATTCAATCTGAATGGTATCAGGAACGCTGGGGAGACCGCGTTAAAATTACTGGCGACCAAAACGCCAAAGGCAAGTTTGAAACAACCGCCGGAGGATTCCGCCAAGCCGTCGCGCTTACTGGTATGACTGGAGCTCGTGGTGATCGTGTTATCATCGACGATGGCCTTAGCGTCGACGGCGCACAATCGGACGCTATTCGTCAGTCAACCATTGAAACGTTCCTAACAGCCGTTCCAACTCGCCTGAACTCTCCAGAAAAGTCAGCCATTATACAAATCTCCCAGCGCCTACACGAAGAAGACCTCACAGGCGTTATTATGGAGAAACAACTAGGTTATGACTGGATTATGATTCCGATGGAATATGATCCAGAACGCGCCGCACCAACAATGCTAGGCGCTAGTGATCCGCGCACTGTTGCCGGAGAGTTGTACTTTCCTGCACGATTCCCCGCCCATGTTGTCGAGCGCGATAAGAAAATCATGGGATCATACGCTGTTTCCGGCCAGTTCCAGCAACAGCCCAGCCCGCAAGATGGTGGTATTATCAAGCGCGACCATTGGCAACTCTGGCCTAACGATGTGGCGCTTCCGGCGTTTGACTACATCATTGCCTCGCTGGATACGGCTTACACGACAAAGACTGAAAATGACTTTAGCGCGATGACTGTTTGGGGCGTGTTCTCTGAAGACCCGATTGCAACAGCATCAAATGCGCTTCAAAAGGATGGCAAAGCCTACAAGATCGAGCGCACCTACAAGCAGCCGCACCCGAAAGTTATGATGGTCTATGCGTGGCAGGAACGTTTGCAGCTTAATGATCTGGTGACAAAAGTTGCCAATACGATGAAAATGATGCAAGCCGAAACAATCCTGATTGAAAACAAAGCCGCAGGCATTCCCGTAGCGCAAGAGTTGCGCCGCCTATATTCCAATAAAGGCTATCAGGTTATTCTAGATGATCCCAAGTCGCTTGACAAAATCGCCCGATTGTATTCAATCCAGCACTTGTTTGAAGATGGCCTCATTTACGCGCCGGATAAAACGTGGGTTGATCAGGTCATAACTCAGTGCATGATGTTTCCGAAAGGCAAACATGACGACCTCGTAGACACTGTCAGCTCTGCATTGCGATTCTTGAGAAAAGCGGGTATGATGGAACGTGCGGAAGAAGTGCAGCAAAGCTACGAAGATTTAATGCGTCGGCCAACCACACAACCCGCGCCATTGTATTCGGTTTAAGGATTAAACTATGCCACTCGTTCCGTCTCACATTCGTCTCATGCCGCAATCAGAGGAATCACCTTCATTCGACAGTGAAGACGTGGCAATCGAAAACGAAGATGAATCCGACGGCAAGACATACGATGACAAGGGCAATGTTATAACCATCGAATTTCCAGATGGATCAATCTCATTGTCACTGGATGGATCCCCCCTGGAAAGCGCTGGTAAACCAAACCGTAAAGACTGGTTTGACAATCTGGTCGATGAAGTGGACGAGAGGGAACTGTCCCGAATTTCAGAAGATTTGCTTAAGGGAATAAATGACGACCTCGAAAGCCGTAAAGAATGGATTGACGACAGAGCGCTTGGAATCAAGTTACTTGGACTCAAGATTGAAATCCCAGGACTGGGATCAGTTGCAGATGGCGCTCCCGTCGAAGGAATGTCCAAGGTTCGGCACCCTTTGCTTCTCGAAGCTGTGCTCAGGTTCCAAGCGAACGCCCGATCCGAAATGCTACCTACAGATGGGCCAGTAAAGATTCGTGAGGACAATAACAATGCTACCCTCGACTCTGACCAACTCGCCAATGATCTTGAAAACGACATTAACCACTATCTCACTAGCACCGCGAAGGAATACTACCCCGATACGGATAGAATGCTATTCATGTTGGGCTTTGGTGGGACGTCATTCAAAAAAGTATATTTCTGCCCATTACGCAATCGTCCCGTCTCAGAATCCGTCGATGCAGACGACCTCATTGTCAACAATTCAGCCACAGACCTGACAAACGCTCGCCGCGTAACTCACCGTATTTCAATGCGGTCATCGACTGTTAAACGGATGCAGATTCTTGGCGTTTACCGTGATACGGAATTATCCACGCCGAAGATGATTAACTTCGATGCGGCGCAGCGTGAAAAAGCCTCGCAGCAGGGCGTTATTCTTGACGTAATAAATCCAGATGACCGCAACCGCGAAATCTTTGAGTGCTACTGCGAGTTGGATATTCAGGGCTTCGAGCATAGGCGCAAGGGCAAAGAATCCGGCTTGGAAATCCCATACCGCATAACCATTGACGCAACTAGCCGACAAATCCTGTCCATTGTGCGTAATTACGATGAGGATACAAAAGAACTCCCCGTAGCGCGGTCGAACTTCGTCAAATACACGTTTGTCCCTGGAATGGGCTTCTATGACATCGGCTTGCTGCACATCCTTGGTAATACAACCAACGCCATAACTGCCGCTTGGCGAGAAATGCTTGATTCCGGCATGTACGCCAATTTCCCTGGCTTCCTTTATGCGGATTCGGGCGCACGTCAAAACACCAACATCTTTCGTGTTCCTCCAGGCGGTGGAGCATTGATTAAAACAGGCGGATTGCCAATCCAACAAGCCATTATGCCGTTGCCGTACAAGGATGTTGGGCCAGGACTTATGTCGCTGGTGCAAAACATGGCTGATACGGGTCAGCGCCTTGGCGGCACGTCAGAGCAGGCCGTTGGCGAGGGCAGGTCTGATGCGCCGGTTGGCACAACGTTAGCGCTGATTGATCAAGCCACAAAGGTCATGAACTCGGTGCATAAGCGGATGCATGCGGCTCAGGCTGAAGAATTTGAATTGCTTGTACGCTGCTTTAAAGAAAATCCTGAATCGTTCTGGCAGCAAAACCGCCGCCCAGCCCGCAAATGGGATCAGGAAACGTTTGTTCGCGCTCTTGGTCAAGTTGATCTGGTGCCACAGGCTGACCCCAACACCGCCAGCCAAACACAGCGCATTATGAAGATTATTGCCCTGAAGCAAATACAGGCGCAAAACCCGTCGCTGTATGATCCGATTGCGATTGACACAGCATCGTTGAAAGCTATTGGCTGGAGCAATCCAGAACAATTTATGATTCCGGCTTCTGCTCAGGGCGCTCCACCGCCTGAATTGCAAAAGCAAATGGCTGAAATGCAGATCAAAAAGCAGGACAGTGACACGAAGGCAAAACTTGCCGATGGGAAGTTGCAGCTTGATCAGGCTAAAGTTAAAATTGATGCAATGAAAATGCAGCAAGGCGGGTTGGTTGGCGGGCAATCTGAAAAGTCAGACCATGATAAAGTTATGGATCACCATGCTTCGATTATTTCCGAACAGGAACTTGAGATCAAAAAGCAGTTGGCGGATGCAAAGTTGCTGGACAGTAAAACCAAAGTGGCGCAACTTGGTTCTGCGATGAAAAAAGACGCTATGGACAATATGGTTGATCAGCAGGAAATGCTTGCAAAGCAGCGCATTCAAATGATTGACCTAGCGCAAAATATCGCTGTGCATCCTGAATCCGAACAGGTTGTCAAACATTTGCTTGGCAACGTGGTTCCGGCTATAACTGGTGTTAAGGCTCCGGCAGAACCCGCTTTGAGGCCAATTATTGATGAGAGAGAACCTAATCAATGAGCAACGTCCTGCACACCGCCCGCAATATCAAGCCGATTAAGGTCGCTCTAGCAAGTGGTGGAACTCCAAGTCCAGAGCGCCAAGCATTTAATGCGGCGTTTGCGTTGGCTCGTGCGAAGTATCTGGCGGGGCAGGGTCCGTCCACGTTTCCGTATAAGGGCGCGCTGTATGGCGTTGATGTTGCGAATAAGCCAATGCTGCAAGGCCGTGTAGGTCAGCCCGCTAATGTTCCTGTCCCTCAGGCTCGCCCAGATGATCTTGGTCAATCTTTTTCCGCCCCTACAGAGGATCATGCAGCGCCAATGCAACAGCCTAACAACTGGGGCGCATCGGGCTTTGGCGGCGATAAGGATGTATCACCCGCGCCGCAATCGCCAATGGCTACACAACAGGCAAGACCGCAAGTTGGAGATAATGCTACGCCATTAGTTAAGGGAAGTTTATTGCAGAGGGCTAAAATGCACTATGATTATTTAATGTCCATCGGCGCAACGCCAAACGAAGCCACAATGTTGACTAGTGCCGCCGCAGCAGAAAGCGGATTTAATCCTAATCTTATTCACGATAGTGGCAACGGATACGGCATGTATGGCCACAATCTTGGCCGCCTTGATATGCGTGGAATGAGTGCTCAAGAACAAGCTGCGGCGGCATTGGATGAATTGCGCAACCGCCCTGAAGGCAAGCTGGTTAATAGCACCAATGACCCGACACAATTAACTATTGCTCAAATGCGGTATGAGCGTCCTAAGGGTTGGACGCCACAGGCTCCGCAAAACGGTTCTCAGTGGGGAAACCGTTTGGCATTTACCAAGCAATTTAGTGGTTTTGGACAATATGCTGATGCCACAAACAATGTGGGGCAAACGCCTTTTTATGGTAATGCACAGCCAAATTCGGCCAATAAAAATTCAAAAAACCCATTTGTTATTGGCGATTCAATTGCTAAGGGGGTTCTTAATCAACTTGGGCCATCGGCACGAGGAGATGCAACAGTTGGTTTAAGACCCGATCAAATATTAAAAAAAATTCAATCTATGACACCCGCTGACTTCGGCACTGGCCCAATTATATTATCAACTGGCTCATCAAATGACCCAAAAAATACTTCAACGGCGATTCGTCAAATTAAAGCAATTACTGATCTTGGCATACCTGCTTCAAATATTAAAATATTAGGTGTTGGTAACCGAGACGATTTTAACAATCTGAATGTGAATGGCCTATTATCAAACATTGCCCAAAAAACTGGCGCTTCTTTTATGGGACCGCTGGACCCTAAAAATTTATCTTCAGATCAAGTGCACCCAATAAAATATGGACCTTTAGTTGAAGCAATTCTTCCGCAGTTTACAACGCCGCCAACTTCGGCAAATGTGCCAACACCTTTTTATGGTGATTTGCCACCAACTCCGGCCAATGTTCCTTTGCCGCCTGTTCGTCCTGCATCATTTGATACGGGCGACAGACCGCCGCCACTAGCTAATGTTCCTCTGCAGCCTGTTAATGCCAATGTTCCTGTGCAGCCAAATGACTGGCCCAACAGACCGCCGCCAATGACTTATGGATTTCCGCAAGTTAATGCCAATGTTCCTGTGCAGCCAGATGATACGGGCGATAGAATGCCACCACTAGCTAGTGGGGTGCCTTCTACTCCAGCGCCAGGGACTCGTGGATTGTCTTTTGCACCCGCTGAGGATTATGAAGCCCCGTCATTTGGTGAAGGAATTACGCCCTCATCATATGAGGTAAAGCCAAACGCTGACGAAGCCGCAATGAAAGCAATGGAAGATGACCTTGCGGCTCGTGAAAAGGGCATGGGCGCTGATAGCCTTTGGGAAGCCAACAAAGACAGTTATGCCGATGGCGGTGAGGTTGATCAGGAACCTATTACAGCTTATCAAGGTGGCCCGCATTCTGTTGGGCCGGAAGGATACAGTAACGAAAAAATAGGAACGGGCGAAGGCGGAAAAGCTTTACCATTTCAAAAGATTGGCCCTGCGTCGGAAAATGAAATTGATAATCATTCTTCTGCAATTGCTAATGCGTTAAGTGCAGAATATGGCATACCGACAAGAATCAGCAAATCCAAAACTGGATTTGGCGTGAGTCACTATGTTTATGGTGGCGGATTTTTGAGTCCAGAAGGTGAATATCCATTCACTGTCAGGATAAGCGATCATTTTGCTAATCGAAGATACTATCAACCTGGCGCCTATTTTGAACCTTTAAAGGGAGACAAATCCGACAAATTTGTTGAAGAAGCAATCAAAAGTGCAAAAAAGTATGGTCAATATCATGGTTTAATTCCACGAGATGTTTTGCCTCCTTTGTCAAAAACTGTTGTTCATCAAAAATTTGGTGAAGGAAACGTACTTGATTTTGATGAAAACAGCGCTTTGGTTGATTTTGGAAAAAATGGAAAAAGAAGAATTTCTCGTTCTTTTCTCGTACAAAAATCTAAAGGCGGGGATGTCTCTGCTTGGCATCCTAACCATCCATTGTTTGGTAAAGCACAAGGCGGTGAGGTTGATCGAAACGTAAATTCACTTGGATTATATTCTGAGGGTGCAGACATTGCATCTCAAGCAAAACAACCAGAACAAACACCGCAGCAATGGCAACAATATCTAAGCACTCGTGTCAAACCAGACGAAATGAGATGGTCAGGCGTGGGTGATATGCTGGCAAGCGGTTCTGGTAAATTGCATAAAGATGACGTAGCTGAAGCGTTTGATCATTCTAACATGAATGATTATCAAGAAAATGTGTATCGCGGCATGAACGCACCCCATGCAAGATACCAATTAGCTGGCCCAAAAGAAAATTATCGGGAAGTTGTTCTTCAACATAAACCTGAAGAAGAGAAATTTGCGGCCAGAGGTCATTATTCAGATAGTAACCCATTGCTTCACATTCGTATGAGTGACCGACCGCATCCAGAAGGCGGGAAGGTTTTGCATGTGGAAGAACTGCAATCTGATTGGGGTCAAAAAGGCCGTCAAAAAGGTTTTAAAGATCAATCTCTTCAAAAAGAGTATGAGGATGCTGTTGAAAAATGGAAAAAAGCTAATGACATACATTGGCCTATTTATGAAAAAAAATTAGAACAATTTTACCATATACCTTGGCATGATCCGTTACATTCAAATCTTATTAAACCATACGAAGAAAAATATAATTTAGCTATGGAGCCATTTATAAATGCTAAAATTGCAGCAAAAGAAAAATTAAAAACACAAAAAAATAAAATTTC